ATTGTTACAGGAGCTTGAGCTCCATTGGCTCTAGAATTAGCTTGGCCATTTAAACTATATTTATAAACTTGTTTTTTTCCATCTTTATCAATATATTCTTGACTAAACACAGTGTTTCCATTTTGAATTTCAATCTGCACGGCTTTAACTCCATTTACAGAACTTCCAGCTCCGCCATATAAACCCATGTTGCTGTAAAACTCTCTTGCGCCTGGTTGACTAGAAAGACCTATTAAACCTGATTCACCATTGTTTATCATGTCTACCATTTTTTTAGATTCTAGTTGAATAACACCTAAATTACCACCTAAATCTTGAACTGCATTAATTATGTTTTGTTCTTTTTTTATAGTATCTGTTTGGTCTTCACCCATTGAATTAATAGTAGTATAATATAGATCATCAGCTTGTGCTCTTAATTGAGTTGCTAAACTACGAGCTACAGAATTTTCAGCAGCATTAGGATCATCTATTTCTTCAGCTTGTCTATATACTTGCATCTGCTGAGTTAAGGCAGCTTCTTCGTTTAATCTTATATTTGCTTTTGCAGTTTCAAAATTAACACCGAAATCAAGCAATTCTTTGTTTATCTTAGAACCACTTTTGTCTATTAATGCGCTTTCTCCTTGTGTTAGTCCTGGTCTTGAGTATGTTCCCATAATTTATTGATTTTTAAAAATTAATTGATTGGATCCATTTTACTAGCTTGATTTAGATCAATAATAGGTATAAAGTCATCATCATCAACATTTGTATTTAAATTTAAATTATTGGCTAATTGCTGTTGCACTAAATTTTCATCTTCAATTTTTTGAAGTGCTATTTGTTGAGGTGTAGGATTTGTAATACCAAAACCTTTTTTATTTCCTTGGCGTGACATGTTTTTGACTATTGCTTTATCTTCTGGTTTACTAACCCCTGTTGGTTTATTAACTATTGCTTTCTCTTGTTCATTGCCCTCACCATTTGGATTTTCTCTATCTTGAGAAACCATACCAGCAGTAAATGCTTTACCCATGCCACCTATACCAGCTATCATAGCATTTTGAGATTCAAGTTGTTGTCCTCTTAGTACATCAGCTTGGCTTTGCAATCTATCTAATTGAGATACCTCTCTAGCTTCTTGCATTTCCATTCTTTTAATTTCACCTTTACCTTTTGCAATATCAACTTGTAATTGACCTTGAGCTTGAAGTTTTTGATTATTAACCTCTTGCTGTTCGATGCTAGCACTAATGCCTTGTTTACTTTTTAAAGCTGCGTTAGCTAATGCAGTTGCACCACCACCAGCAGCTCCAGTAGCTCTTAAATAGTCTAATGTAGTAGCTAAAGCCTGATCTGTTTGTTCCATTTGTATTTCAGCTGCTTGAGTAGCAACAGCTAAATTTTTATATGGATTTTCCAATGCTCCAAAAGCATTTGTTATCTTTTGTCTACCAAGTTCATAAGCTTTAATTTCATTCATTTTATTTCCATAGTCTACTTTAGCTCTTTGAGCTTGCCAACCACTTAATAAAGCTCCTGCACCTTGAACACCTATTTGCATTCCAGTACCTGGTTTTAAATCAAATCCTTTAAATATATCCATAATTTTTTTTTATCTTGATGATACTACAAACTCTGATGACACAGCAAACAACTCTTTTACTCCTCCTGGAGAGGTAGTATCGTCTGTTGACATTTTAACTGTAGCGAAATACCCTTTTATACCCGTCATAGACGCTCCGAAAACAACTTCTCCAGGTGTTACTAAAGTATTATTAATTAAATTAGCGTAGTATTTATTTTCTTTTTTAGTAAATCCTGCTCTATATGTTATACCGTTTTGTATGTAAGAACCTTCGTCATAACTTCTAACAGTATTAGTTTCATCTAAACCTTGATTTACGTTTGGCAAAATAGTAGCTTCGTCTGATATAAAACTATCAACCTGCCACCCGTTGCTACCTTCGTAATTAATTGTTTTAAAGTTTTTATTAATAGATGGATTTGGATTAAATACAAAAGTTATAGAAGATTTGTAACCAACACCGTAAAATTCATTAGCAGATACCGACGGAGAATAGTGTAAATATAAACCATCATCTTTTGTTGTAAAAAAATTATTTTTTAAACTAAAAATAAAATCAGGTCTAAAAGTATAAAACGTAGTCCAACCTTGTACACTTTCTTTAAAAGTCAACGTACTATAATAATCACTTGTATTATCTAATGTTTTACTACCAGAGTGCTGTTGCATAGATATTATGTAATTATCTTTATAATTATCAAAACCACCTTCTATTTTGTCTTTTTCAAAATAAGCAAATTTTACTTTAGGAATTTTAGCGTCACCAGGAGTTACTGGTATGTTTAAGGGGCCAATATCCGTAAACACACATCTTTTAGTAATTAAATTACCACTAGCAGAGCTTTTAACTTTAACAGTACCTATGCCAGTCACGATAGCTCCTGTATTTATCCAACTACCACCAGAGGTAGTGTCAATATTTAAATATACTATAGAGCCAATAACTATATTTTCTAATAAATTAGGTGCGCCAACTATAGATACTCTACCAGTGTCTACAGTAAACCAAGGCCCTAGAGGATCTGGAACTCTTTGAGCTGCAAACCCAGGTGCTGTTGGTATCCCACCAGGAACTTGAGGCCCTTGAGTAATTGAACCAGCTGTTGTATTGTACTGTAATTCATACTCTTCTGAAAAAACCTGTTGTTTGTCTTTTAATTTAGCTAGCTCATCTCTAAAAAAATCCTTCATGCCATATTGAGATATTTCAGTTATACCGTCTCTAGACAGCCTTAAAATAGCACTTCGGTCTTTGTCTGCGAAATATCTTCTAAATCCAAAACTAGCAAAGCTTTCTGGGTTTCTACTAATGCCATATTCTCCTGTATAAGGGGTTACTTGGCCAATAACAACATTTGAAACAGTATTTATAGGGGTTCCTTCAGCCGAATATATAGCATCTTTGTCTATTAATGCTGTGCTAACTTTATTTTCTTGAAATATAGTTAAGTTATTGTCCATTGCATATATAAGCTGAACTGAACCATTGTGTGGATCTACACCTTTTGTTATATCTTCTGCAACAGAAAAAACATTAGTTTGATTTATGTCAGTTCTAGAATTAAAAACTCCTGAATAGATTAAGGCATTTTTTCTATACCTAACACTATTAGATTCTTCCATTAAATAAGCTCTTACACCTAAATCAACTTGAGTATTATTAAAACCACCTCTTATTCTTGATTCTTCAATAACCCAATTAGAACCTTTATTAGATAAAAAGCTACTATTAGGAACTTCAAAAACATTTGATTTTGGAGGATCTATATACTCACCAGCTGGATTAACTGATTGAGGAAAATTAGGATACCCATCATCTGTGTAATTCAAGTAGGGCATGCCTGGAAACAAGCTAACATAAGTTGGTAAAAAATCACTAGTATCGGTTGATGAGTCTTTGTCAGTTCTCAACAACGGTGTTGTTACCTGTTTTAACCAAAACGTATTGTAGTATTTTACTTCTAATCTAAATCCCATATTTTTTATCTTGAAAGCATAAATTGAATAGCGTAAGTATTTGAAGATAAAGATCCAGTTCCACCACTAGCATCTTCAATGTGAAATTTAACTTGGTATATAAAAGCCCCTTGTCCTTTATTACCGTTTAATCCAACTGTTTTGTTTCTTGGCATGTCACCATTGGTTGGTATACCAGCTGAAGGCTCGTAATAAAGTATGAAAACAGCTCTTTTATCAGGTGAGTTTACAGGCGTATATGCCTTAAAATTAAAATCAGTAAGCTGACTTCGCCAGTTAGTTCCATCTGGGTTACCTATTTTAGAGACTCTTAAATTAACACCTCGATGATGACTAAAATATGCATATTGTTTTGCCGGTGGTTCTTGTCCATTGTTAAATTTATTAGTTCTAGCATTTCTTCTTGAAACTTCAGTAACTACAGCGCTTAAATCTTGAAGTCTTCTGCCATCTTCAACTTGACTTACTGGTATGTTTTCAATATCAGAAGGTTGGAAACGAGCCATCGCTCCAGGTCCAAAATCTGAAAAATCTGCGTTTACAGCTTGATACCCATTGGTGTAGTGAGATATATAACCAATAGGGTATCCTGGAGAAGAACTTGCTGACGAAAGAAATGGCCATTGGTTGTCAACAGCATTAATAAAATATCCGCCAGAGTAAAAATCACTATTAGGATTTCTTTCTGGATAAGTACTTCCTGGACCTCCAATAAATCTAGTGTTCTTCTTACTGTTGTTACTAGCAGAGTTGTATATAGAAACCCAATCAACTCCTCCTGTTATTGTGCTAGGCCCGTTACCATCTAGCATAAGCATATCTGTTGGAACACCATATTTCGTACTAGTAGAGGTATGTCCTAGACCTTGAAATCTGTAAATTATAGGAGGTAGATTTGTTTTAGCACAGTTAACTGTCGTTGTAGTAGATATACCACTAACGCTGTCAACAGCTTTTAAAACAATTGTATAATTCTCTAAATTTGAAGAGTATCTAGTAAAAGGACCAGCGCTGTGATAATTTGCAGGAGCAGACGCTGCATTAGAATCAATGTCTTCCAATTGTAACTTGTAAATAGGTGGATCATCTGGAAAAACAGCTGGAGAAACTTCTTGTATAGTTATAGGATCGTTACCTGCTCCTAATGGATATTGTGTAGTAGAATTTGTATTTGGATCTACATAGCTTATTGATTCAATAGTGATTGTAGTATTCATTGCTCCAGAACCACTTATCGCTCTTCCATTAACATTTAAAATAGAAAAATTATTAGAAAGACTATGACCTGCAACAGCACTTTCAGGCCAACTACATGTAACTGGATCTATACCACCTAATACAGTTTCTCCACTAGGATCTAAATTATTTAATACTGCAAAGTTTAAATCTGATATTAAACCAGAAGTAGAAGTTTCATAATATATGTCTAAGTTTGACTTAAAAGGTTTTGTTTCAAAAACCATTAGCTGTTTAGCAAAATTAAAACCAGAACCACTTTCTGGGTCTTTATATTCTTGGTCTCTTTTTTTAAATCCAACTCTTGTTTTTGTAGATACAGTTGCTATTAAAGGGTTTTTATTATTTTCTAAATAAAAAGGATCAACTTCACCTTCTATGCCTGGATATATAAAAGTACCTAACTCATATTGAGATCTATCTTCTGAAGCAACATTTGGATCAGGATTCATATGCAAATAATGCATATCTATATTTTTATAGTCAGTCCATTGGCCAAGCTCTTTAAAAGGTCTAACAGTATTAACTTCTTGTTTTAAAATATCATCTCTTTCGTTTTGAGAGTTTATATTTGGAATATTAACATCAGTGTCTAATTCAGTGTTTTTTACTCTATTATATAGCACTACATTAGAAGAGTAAACGGCTTCTGAAGGACCTACCTCATTTAATTCTCTTGGTATTTTATTTATATTATCATTAAATAAAGCGATTTGAAAAATTTCATTAACACCGGAATATCTTAATCCTTTAACAGTAACATTAACGCCATCTTGAACCTCTTCTACTGAAGCGTCGTTCTTTGTGTATATTATATTACCACTTAAAGCCCCAGGAGTATAAACATTATAATAGTCCTGCTCTTGTTGTTGAACAACTATCTTATAAGTGTACCAACCAAGTGGGTTACTCTCAGAATATAAACCATTGTAAGTGTCTGTTTTTACAGTATCTACAGTGTTTAATATTTCAACCTCTAAAGATTCACCCATCCAGGCCATCGGATTTGTGCCAGCATTGGTGTATTGATTAAAAATAGTAGAGTTAAAAGTTGTCGAAGAGGTACTTGAATCGTTTATAATTACGTTTGACGCTCTTCCAAATCTGTCTTGAAGTACTATTCCAACTTGGTAAGATCTACCTTGCTTTAAAGTGCTGTTATTGTATTCTCTATCGGTTTCACTTGTTCCAGATCCTTTTTGAACAGTATCTAAAGAGTACTCTATATTAGTTGGTGTAGTATTATTTTGTAAAAAGTTTCCATATATAATTCTATTACCAACCGCCTCTTGTGTTTGAGCTCTCATAGGTACTATATCACTTACTCTTGTGACTTCTTTTGATGTTAAAACTTTTATAGGTTTTTGAGAGCTGTAAGTGTATATATAAGTGTTTTCTAAAGATCCTATATTAATTTTAGATCCACCACCAGTACCGGCGCCACCTAGTGGTAGACTTGGTACATTTAGTAAATCTCCTACTCTATAGTTTTCTCCAGTTGTCAAACCACTACCAGATAACATGCTAGCTGTTAAAACAAGGCTTAATGAGCCTGACACATAACCGGAAAAGCTTGATGCATCAAAAATTATTGTTTCACCTGCGCCATATCCATTACCACCGCTAATACAAGTTAAAGAAATGTCAGTAGGGCTATTTACAGTACATCTAAAATTAGCAGAGTTATTACCACTTGTGATTGGAGGAAAAAATGTACCTACACCAGTGCCTGAATCAAATATTGTTGTAGGCACATATTCGCCTTCTAAAACTGAACCTCCTGAACAAACCTCTGCAGCAACAACAACTCCGTCAGTAACCGTAACTTTAGCTAATAATCCAGTGCCTATATTTAAAGGAGATGTAGATGAGTAGTCGGCTTCTGTAAATGGAATATAATAAATTTCTGTGCCAGACAAAGGTGTATAACCAGAACCTCCACCAAATTTTAAACTTAAAGTCTTAGGAAGACCTAATTGAAAAGAATTAGGCCCTTTTGTAGCCAGGTCTATATCATCTATTATTTTAACATTTTCTTCATCTGAAGCTTTAAATAACAGTTGTAATTCTTTTACTTTTAATTTTTGTGTAATTTCATTTGGTGCATAAGGAAGATCTAAAACTAAACCTACAGTGGTTATTTGATTTTCCATAAAATCAACAATACTTGATTCTTTAGTTCTTTTTTGATCTCCTTGAACAAAATAACCAAATTGTTTTGGAACAAAAGCATGCTGAGAAAATGGGGCTGTTAAAGAATACTCATTATCGTCGTATTTAAATCTATAACTAAATCTTACAAACTTGTCTTCTAAAAGCCTTTTATCTCCAGAGAACTGAGGGTTATATTTAGGATTTTTTAAAGAAAACATAAAAACATTAGGCGAATCCCAACCTAAAGTTTCTTCAATACTATTTATTGGATTATCAGTAGAATCTTTAAGAGTAATATAGTTATTTGGAGTAGTTGTAAATAATCCATCTACATAAGCCTCTGATCCATTAGTTTCGTTTTGTAAAGTTATTTTTATATTTGGATTTGGAGTTGTCCCGTAAAAATCCTTAAGTAAACTATATTCAGAATTAAGATTAACATTACCTCCGTCTCCATTGAAAACTAAAACATCTCTTGATAGTGACGCAGAGTTTTTTATTTTAGCTGGAGATCCAAAAAATGGTGGCAACCACTCTTCCGTTTCATTTATTAAAGTAGACTCTATAAATCCTTTAGTTTTTTTTATAAAAGAAATTGCTGAATAAGGAGCGTATTTAGCTACAGATATATGATCTTCTTTTGTATAGTACGAAGCATTAGAAATAGCTTTATTTATATTTATTTTTCTTGGTTGATTTCTGTTATCTGTCCAGAACAACAAATCTTCAATTACATTTATGCCACTTATAGGATGTGTTTTAGAAAAATTTAAAAATGAACCTTTTACTAGAATTCCAGAAGTAACATTAGATAAGTTTATTTGAGAAGAATTAGTAACATTAGGAAGGCTACAATAACATATATAGTTTACACCTCCACTTCTAGTAAAAGCAGTATAATCTTCACCACTTAATTCAGGAGTTGAAGCACTTTCTAAAGCTAATCCACTCAAGGATGTATTACTTGAGTCACTATAATTAGTTATAAAGAAAAACATTCTATTATTGTCTACATCAGAGTATTGACCAATCACTTCTAAATTAGGGTCTGTTAAATTAAATGTAGATATTAATTGGTTTCCTCTAATATTTTCTAATGAACCAACGCTAGCATCTTCTGATGCGCTAACACTTGCGTTTTGTGCGTCTCTATATTCTCCATTACCTATTATTCTAGAGTCTAGATCTTTATTCATTCTAGACTTAAGAAAAGTATTTTTAATTTCTGGCATATTTAATGTTTAATCCATTTTGATTTACCACGCATGACTTGAGTAAATTCTTCTAGTTTTATATTAGATAATCTTATTTTAGCATTTCTAAGAGCACTAGACCTGTCTTTTTTAAATCTTTGCACTACATATTCTGGAATATTAGCTCTCCCAGATAAGATTCCATGAGCGATATGCATATAAATAGCCTGTTCAGCCATTTTAGGAACTCTAGTATCTTCATCTGCTGCTAAGCCGTCTGATATGTATTCTAATATAATTATTTTACCAGCTAATTGATTTGAAAAACTAAAAGTACCTAGTCTTTCGTTTATAGTAAACCAACCATTTTTTTGTGATACTTCAGGCTCTAACCCATACCTTTGGCCATAAGCTAATCTATCCCAGCCAAAGCCATAAACGTTTGCATTTTCAAATACTTCATCAGTTATCTGACCTGTTATATTTAAAGCATTATTTTTTGCCCAACGTTCTTCGGTAAAAGATTGTTTAGCTTCATTATTACCTCCATTAGCATTTTGCGTAGGTACACCAGCGTCATCTTGTATTGGTAATTCAGTTGGATTAGAAGTTAGTGTTGTTGGGTATATTATGTGTTTTACCCCTGTTGTATCAACCCAAGATGCTTGAACATAGTTTACGTAGTCTTGTGGAATTATAACAGAAAGACTAGGTGGTATAGTAAGTTCCTGAGCTTTTATACTTCTTAATGTATCGTAGCTAAACTCTTGTAGTCCTCTTTTAGCATGAAACATTATGTCAGTTCTTTTAGCATTAGGTATTAATTTACCAACGCCTATATAAGCAACTATAAAGTTGTTTATAATATCGTTTAAACTTATGTATTCATAACTACCGTTCCTAGAATTTCTAGTAGGTTGAGTTAATTGGAAATAAAAATTACCAGTGTAATTAGTTCCATTAGTTGAATTTGTGTTAGGCGCTATTACGGTTATTTCGTCTGTGCTACTAACATATACTAACTCTTGATTTATTTTAGTGTATGTGTTAGGTGTTGCTTGAGGAGCAAAATAAACATCAAAATTTGACGCAGCTTTTATATGAGTTAATTTTAAATTAGGAGTTGCAGATGTTTTAGGTAAACCAAAAGCGCTTACAGGGTCTAAGTTAAAAGTCCAAGTTGGTAAAACTAAGTTTGCTCCAATTGTAGATGTTAAAAAACCTAAATTCTGCTGACCGGCGTAGTATTGAGCGTTTGTTTCCTTTATAAGTCCCATTTATTAAGATTTTTCGTTTTGTTTATCTTGTTGTAATTCACTTTGAGCAATTTGTATTATCTGAGGATCTCTTATTACTATACCAGCATATAGAAGTATGTTTAAAACAAGTTCAGTTTGTTCTGATGTTTGTAAGCCAAAGTCAGTATGACCAAATGTTGTTCCTGAATATAGACTTGAATCTGTGACTATTAATTGAGCATCTACTCCACCAGGTACAGTTTGAAGAGTGTCTGAGAAATTAAAAACATCACCAATCAAATAATTTTTACCAGGTGAGACAACAGTTAATTCAGATATAATACCATCAGCGCTTAATTCTAAATTAAAAACTAATCCAGATCCAGTGCCTGCTCCTCCATCTTCGCTTAGATAAGTAATCCTTGCATCGTCTTGGTCTAAAGATAAATAAGTAGCTGAAGATCCAGAAGCCGTAAAATTAGTTTGCAAACTTTCAAACAAATAATTTTCTACAACAAAGTTTTTTGTTACTGGAAAGCCTGAAGCTACATATTTATTTGTATCAAACACGTACTGTCCTAGTTTTCCAGAGTAATAACCCCATCTAACATCATTAGGCTTTTTAACATATTGCATTTTAATATCATTAGCACTAATAATATCTGAAGGATATATTATACACTTGTTATCTTCATAAAGATATACAGGAAAATCTTTTGTAGGAGCCACTAAAGGGGCTTTTCTTATGTTATAGAATTCAGATCTACCTAATCTTTGCATTTCAGGGTAAACATGAATATTCGGCTCGTAAGTAACAGAACCTAGTTTATACAGCTCAGAAGGAACTGTAAACGTGTTAGGGGAAGTAGTAACACCTATAGCTTTTTCAGCTACTGATTGATCACTTTCAGTTTTAAATTCTGCAATTTTTTCATCAGTGGCAGCAACTCTATCTGCATAGTCCATATCTGTTTGAGGAACACGAACCTGTTGATTCAAATCCTCAAAGCATTTTTCAAAGAGTTCTCTTTGAACTTGAGTACCTATTCTGTTGAACTCATCAGGAGTCATATAACCCCTTTGTTCTTTGTTCAAAATAAGTAATACAGTTTTATATACAGTATCTACGCTTATTGCCATTTTAAATATTTTTAAAATAAAGGGAGCCACTTACGTGACTCCACTTAATTATAATCACTTGTTATTTGAACTTTTTCTCTATAGACTTGTAAACTTCAACTCCTTCATCTGTTTTAAACCACGCAGCCATTGCTGAATAAGGGTTTTCATCAAAAGGAACATTCATTAATTTACGGCCATTACTAGCCCAAGTAAAAGTTCTTTGATCTTGCGCTAAACTTATAATACCAGCTTCAGTAGCTCGTATACCAAAGTTTCTAAGTTCAACGTTTTCATCATTAACTAGATCTAAGAACAATACTGGATCGCTCTTAGCAAATAGTAGTAAATCTCTTTTAAGTTCTTTAGAACTCATTTTAGATACTCCTGAGCCTAATTCAACTCTTAGTATAGCTTCAGCTTTATCTACATCCATATTCATTGCCATAGCCATTGCTTCAACTTGTAATTCAAGGTTATCTAGTTCATTACCAGCTTCAATTACTTCATCTCTTTCAGAATATACACCACCTTTGTTTGGGTGATATAATGAAAGTAACTTTTGTAAAGGTTGATTTTGTTTAGGTACCATTAAAACACCATTTTCAAAAACAATATGACCTAGTGTTGCTGTACCTTTTTGTTCGTCCATAAATGGACTCTTCATATTGGTAGCATATCTAAGTTCTCTACTATATCCTTTCTCTTCATCAAACCACATTAAAGGTTTTCTTGAAGAGTGTCTTGAGTTTAGTCTAGTTGTTAAAGGTGATTGGCCATTTAATAAATGATAATACCTATCTTTTAACTCCCATGTATCTTTTTTTGCCACAGCTTTAGCTGGAGCTTTCTTTTCTTTTGTTTCCATAATATAATATAATATAATAATTAAAAAAGATCCTACCTAAATAGGACCTTATATTTGTTTTTTTATTTTATCTAATCTTAAGTAGCTATAGTTGCTTGAACGTCCTTAATCGGTGAAGATAATTCCACATCTAATGACGAGCCAGAAGCTCCATTAAGAATGTTTACACCTTTGATAACGGCATTAACATCATCTTGAGTCATAGTACCACCATCGTCTTCTAATTGAAGTAAAATCCCAGTACTATAAGCAATTTCTAAGACTCCACTATCTTCTCTAACTGTGTCAACGTTTTCAGTGGAGATCAAACCACCGAAATCTCCTATATCTGAAGTTGTTTTATATTTTAAATATCCCATAATTTATTTTTTTAAGTTGTTATTTTACTTTTAGCAACACTTGTTATAGGCACGCTTAACTTGTCTGGAGCAATACCTTCTCCTGAAGCTCCCTCAATTTTTAAAGCAGCTTTTATTATTTTTTCAGCATCTTTACTTCCAACACTTGACATAGTTACAGTGAGTATAGTCCCAGTTGAGTATTTAAACACAATGGTTGTAGCAGTTGTCGAAACGCTTATTATGTCATCTGCAGGTAATAAATCAAAAGTTTTATCAGCTTTGAATAATTTTACATATCCCATATTTTCTTATTTTTTAAATGTTAATAAAGTGGAGAGCGTTAACCCTCCACATTTATATAATAATTATATAGTTGACTTAAATAACACGAAGTTATTAGCAGCTTGTGTAACTAAACATCTTTCAGATAAGAAATTCACAGTCATTGCATCTAAATCAGAAGTGTAAGCACCTCCAACAGATCCAGTAACCCATGACTTCATTCTACGATCATCAGCTTCAGAAGCTCTATATCTTACATGTAAGAAAGGACGTCTGATATTAGATCCTAAACTTTGATCATAAACAGTTGATGTTCCAGCAGGAATCATTACACCATCGATGTCTCCGATTAATCCTCTTGTTGAAAAGTCATTTAGATATTTCCAGTCAGTCTTATAAAAATCATAAGAACCTCTTCTAAATCCTGAAAATCCAAAATTCATTGCCATTTCAGCTTCGTTGTCAAAAAGACCGTAAGAAGCAGAAGCAGTAGAAGGAAATCCTCCACCAGCTTGAGCAGCAATCATATCATCAAAATCAAGAGCAGTAGCTCTAGACAAGAATAACATGTTTTCTTCAATAGCACCTTGAGTATCTAATTGTTTTAGGATAGTATCAAAATCACCTAAAGCACCAGATCCAGGAGCAGCAGCACCAGCGAAATCGTTATAAACGTTTCCTCTTGCTTCGATAGCAGCAAATAAACCTTCAGAACCAGGTCCATTTTCATCAGCAGCAGGAGCGCCTAAACCTAAAGTAACCGCACCAGCAGCGCCATTATTAACAGCTTCAACCATAGACATTTCTAGGTAATCTTCAAATCTTAATCTTGTTTCAGACTCAGACTTTAAATACCATAAGTATCCATTTGTTCCATCTTCAGTAGCAACTTCTACCCAACCAATTTGAGCTGTATCAGAACCTGATACTTCAAACTTATCTCTTAAGATAATTGGCTTGTTAGAAAATTGTGTTAAAGTTGGCTCAATGCTAGACATTGCAGAGTAACCGGCAGTTCCGTCAGCAGCACCAGAGCCTTTAGCAAATTCAGAACCATACACAAATACTTTAACAACTGTACTAGCTAGCGCTGTTGCAGCAGCTACACCGTAGGTATCAAAAGCTACAGTAGAAACTAGTGGATTTCCAGCAGGAACTCCAGGAGCTGCATTTACTCTAGCTTTAAGAGTAGTTAATCCATCAGAAATAACTATTGTATTACCAGCTTTTATAGCGCAAGTTTTATTAGCTTCAATTGGAACTGTCATTGACAGGCCATTAGCAGCTACAGTACAACCTTCGTAAGAAACGTGTAATCTATTTTGTTCAGACCAAATTACTTGATCAGATGTCATAGGCATTTCAGCGCCTACCATTCTCAAGAAACCACCTAAAGTTCGGTTTCCGTATCTTTCTACTTCTGCTTCGTAAAGCTCAGGTAGATATTGTTGTGCAAAGTTTCCACCAGTTGCATTGTCAAAACTCAAGTAATTAGACTGTAAAGTCATTTGAGTTTGATGAGGCAAAAGTGATGGAGGAAATGCATTTGTTGGGTTTAATGTTGCAAAACTCATGTTTTATCTTTTATTTGTTTTTATTTATTCTTAATTTTAACTTTGAACTATCCACACCACTAATTGCTTTTACTTTCATACCTCCAATGAAAACATCTCCCGTAGACGTTGGTCTAAGTTCATTGTTTAAATTTTTGGATTTAGCCATTACATCTTTAACAGCGTCGGCTTTCCCTTGCTCGTAAAAATGATTAGCGATTGTATCCGCATTTTGTGCTGCAAAAATAGCTTTGTGATAACCTTTATAGTCTTTAACTTCCCCTTTATTATCTAAGAACTTCCCGATTAGGTTCGTAAGATCAGATTGATTACTAGCAACTGAGTCTACATCTTTAACACCGTATCTAAACTTCTTATCACTTAAATTGAATTCAAAACCTTTGAACTCTTGATTAAAGAAATTTTTAGTGGTTGATTTAAACTTATCATGTTGCTGTTTAACCATTTTTTGTTCTTCGTTGTGTCTATTGAAAAAGTCCATAGCTTTTTGTTGTTCCTGAGTGACGCCCGGTCTCAACTTGATCTCGTCGTAATATTTACTCTTGGTTTCTTCCAAAAAGTTAGTGGCTTTGGCAATTTCTTCTTTATAAGCGAGTTTTTTCTTTCTTATATCTCGCTCTTCATCCAAATCTTCATCATAGTGAAAGTTATCTTCTAATAAGAAGTTAACCTCTTCTAAATCAAGATGTGGTTTAGTCTGTTTGTAATACTCTTTTAATAAAGTATCTTTATCTACATTTGAATAATCAGCGTTTAATCTAACGTAATCTTCAACGGTTCCACCTGTATCTTCCATAAAATTAACCAGTTTCTCTATGTTTTCTGGTAGTTTTATTTCTGGTTGCGTTTCAACAACATCTTCAATTACAGGTTCTTTTACTTCTTCAGTAACTTCTTCTTCAGTAATTTCAGATATAGGAGATGTAGTTTCTTCTTTTGCTTCAACTACTTCTTCTTTTATCTCTTCTTTAACTACAGGTTCTTCTTTAATAACTACTTTATCTACAGGTTTTTCTTCTTTAACCTCTTCTTTTTTAGATAAATCTATTTTAGATTTTGTAGCTTTTTTATTAGTAAGTTTTTTCATTTTAGGTTTCTTAACCTTAAACTCACCTTGTTCTAATTCCCCTTTAGGGTTTTCTTTTATTTCTTCTGACATAATATAATATAATAGTTAATATAAAATTATTTAGGGCCAAACTGCTCTAAACCAAAACCGCCCATTGTATCATTACCTGCGGATTCAAAGTTTTTAGGTAATAAATCATTTTTTCTTTGATCAATAAGCTCAGACTGTTGTGTTGCTTGCATTTCTGTTCTTTGATCTTTTCTATCCTCTTTTACGTCTTCGTTCTGTTGCTTTGCTTTTGCTTGTGCTTGAGTTAACTGCATGTTGTAGTTAAATTCAATCTCCATCAACTGCTGCTTGATCTGAGCTTCTCTTTCCATTTTCTGAATAGAAAACTGAGACTTGGCTTGTTCGTAGTTTATATTTTGCTCTGCTATAACTTGTTGTTTTTGAGCTTCAGCCAATGATATTTGTTCAGCTGCTTGAGCATTAGCCTGCGCTTGTGCTTGCATGTTCTCTTGCTGCATTTGCTGATCTTTAGCTTGTTTATCTTTACGCCTTTTCTTTAACATTTGATTAGCAAGTTTTAAATTATTAACTTGCCTAATATCTATAGCATCTTCAAGATCTATTTGACCACCTTTTAAAGCTATTTGAATATTTTGTTCTAGTATCTGCTTTTCTTCTTCATCAGGTTCTAACTCTAAGAATATACCAAAGTCATGAATATTAACTTTAGATAATTCTTGTAGAGTAGCTACATTATATCTTGATATACTAGACATTAACGTTTGTTTGGTAAGTGGAAAAGCTAAAGCATCAGCTATTCTTAAAGATATATTCTCACAAGATCTTAACGTTAAGTATAAACTAGCTTGTAATATGTGTCTAGTTGCTACATTAGAGTTAGCAGCTGCTAGTTTTTGTAAACCAACTAATGACTGCTTGTCAGGTAAAGTACCATCTCTAGCTTCATTAAGCCCCGTCACATCTCTTATCATCTTAAGATAATACTCGTAAGTTTGTATTAAAGACTGTATTTTAGCACCACCAGAACTTGATTGTAATTCTTGCACTGGTATTTTACCAGGATTCATACCACCATCTTGAGTCATGGATCTACCTATTACAGAACCTGTTTGGAAATACATATTTAAAGCTTCTGCTGGGTTATAGTTAGTTCCATTACCTAAATCAACTTCTGCCAAACCATCCATATCTAAGTAAACACCGTCAGGTACTACTCTAGACATTACTTGTTGTAATTTTAAATGAGTTAATTGAATCATATCAGCAAAACCTGTAATACGAGATACTATAGATTCTATTCTACCTTTGTACATTCTAGGAGCAACTATGTTGTAATTCATATTAACCTTAACAGTATCAGACATAGGTCTAGTCATGTTCTCAGCTAATTCCCATTTTAACATTTTATTGTGTCCTAGTATTTTAGCTCCAGAGTAAAGAACTTCAATAGATCTAAATGCTTTTTTAAAACCATCAGTTTCTGCAGGTGGATTAAATGAATCAGTTTTTTCAATAGCTTTTTCTAAACCATTTGCTGTTTCTTTAATTTTAAATACTTGATTAGCAAAAGTTTTATATTCAAAATATAATACTTGAATTGTATTGTCGTCGTATCTACCGCTCCAGTTTCTAGTATAGTTTTGATTACCTGGATATTTTTGTATTTCTTTAAGTTCTTCTGGCGTTAAGTAAGGAAATTGCTTTTTAAGCTCTGGCATACTTATAGACTTCACTTCACCAACGTAGTATAAGTCTTCAAAATTAGGATCTTCACTATATGAATAAACTAAACTAGCTGGATCAACATAATCTAAAGTAACACCTTCAGATCTATTAAAGCTAGTTTTAACAGATGATATACCTAAAACAGTTAAATCATAATTTAATCTTCTTCTTATTAAATCGTACTTATTGTTTGCTAAAACATTGTTTATAACCTCTTCCTCTGCTACTTCTATAGACTCTTTGTAATTCATCTGCATGTGAAGTTGTATATCTTCTTCACTTTCCATATCTTTAGCTATACCTTTAGAAGCTGATATATCTAAACCTGTCATATCTTGAAGCTTAGCTAAAAGCTCTTTTTGCATTATATCTTTTTGTAATCTCTCTGCGTAGTCTGTTCTTTTCTTTAATGACTCAGGATCTTGAGCGTAAGCTTTAATTTCGTAATTTCTTTGTGACATACCATTTACAACTATGTCAACAAACTTAGGTATAACTGGTACAGGTTTCCAGTCTAAGTTTAAATAAGATAAATCGCCATTAATAGATAGCTCATCTTTATATTTTTGAACTGATTGCTCTCCTCTAGCATATAATCTTAAATTGTGAAAAGAATTATAGTTGCTACCAAACCTGTCTGAATAACCATTGCCGTTAGTAAACCACTCAGACTCTACAGCTCTACCTACTTGTAAGCCATACTCTTCTGTAGCTTTTTCTGCATCTGGGACTACTTGATCTGGAAATATGCTATTATAATTAGTATTTATCATTTATTTTATTTTTGAAACATAACCTGTGTTATCATATCTTTTAATGCCTAAGTTTATAGACTGTTTCTTTCTAGCAGCTACTGGTGTATACCTGTTCTTGTGACAAGCCATGATAGCTAAGCCAGAACTAATAGAAGCATCATGTTTTGTTCTATTATTTATATTAAATACAGCCCAATCTTCTAATGTACTTTGATGATACATATCACCATGTCCACTTTCTGTTGCTCCTACATGTTCTTCTATGTAAGACTCTATAGCAGCAGCGTGTGCTTGCTTAATATCTTCACTTGAATTAGGTATTCCACCTATTTCTTTTTCAGTTACAGAAAGTTTGTTCCAAATTTTATCAGGACGATTAATTGAAAAACCTCTATAACCTCTACGCTTAAAATAATATAATAATCTAGGTTTATTATTCTCAGCTAGTATTGGCATACCATAAAACACACAAGCCATAAGTACATCTTCAAAAAATATTTCAGCCGTTTGAGGTCTTGATATATATTCTAAGAAAAAGTGATTAGGTGGTGAATCTTCCATAGAAAACTTAGTTAATCCATGTAGTGAACCATTAGATCCTTTTCCATCTACAGTTCCAGAGATGTCATAACTATCACAACCAAATGCACCTATATGATCATTACCAGGGTATTTCCCATTATTTTTGTTAATTATTTTATTTTGCAAATTAACAGGTGGTACCCAACTTATTTTAAATCTACCATCTTTATTAGGAGAAAATATAACCTTACTATCTTTAATTCCGTTTTCCCACATGAAGCTACCCGTTGTTACAGCAGCTGCATTATTAGACTCTAAGTTGTAATCTATTTGTTGGTATATTTTAGTTAAGTTAAATAAACTTTCTTTAGCTTCATCTCTAAAGGCGTGCATTTCAGTTCTTGGAAACTGCCTGTAATATTCATTTAAACTGTCTTGATCGTTTCTTAAACCATCTACTTCGTTTTCCCAGTGTTCAATAACGCCTGTTGTAATGTCGTAACCGTCTGCTCCTTTGACGCTATCTTTTTCTCTAATGAAAACAGGTGATCCGTAAGAATCCATGAATCCTTCGTAGTTCCACTCCATAGGGATGAACATAGAATAGAGTCCAGAAGAAGTTTGTCCGTTACGATTTCTTTTTGTAACGTCTGAATTATAGTATAACTTTTTGAAGTTGTTTCCACCTTTATCTAACGCGTTTGAAGTTGAGCCCATCATACACTTGCCTACGATTCTTGATCCTAGCCTTAGTGTTGTTTTTGTAACTCGCCAATTGTTTAATATGTTGTCCGGTCTTTCCCATTTTCCGCTTTCGTCGTGTGCTAATAATTTTAATTTCTCACCATCGTAAGAGTTGTCACCAGTGTTTTTCCAGTCAATAGTTGTATCAAGCCCGTCAAGTTCTCTTAGTTGCTCATTACTCTCAAGCTTTCTTCTAGTAAGTTTTGAAGCCGGAACCCTATACGCCAGTTCTGTCTTAGGACGATCCATACCGTCTTGGATCGGCTTGAAGAAAAACGGATAGTTAACGGATATTGGCACGACTTTATCTGTAAACATTTTTTTAGCATCTGATCCAGACTTAGATAATATACCGAATCTGGAGTCACTGGATATCGTCGCTTGATTAACAAGCTCTGCTGAGGACATAAATGAAAATCCAGACCTTCTGTTTTTAAGATAGCACATCCCGTAACATCTGTTATCTGCCTTGCATGCTTCCCAAAATATAAAGAATAATCTATTTGCTTCTCTATAGTCTGGTGCTCCAACGTCGATCTTTGACCATTGTAAGTACATGTAATGAGTACCAGTAATATAAGTAGGTAAACCTTTATTATAAAACCAAAACCCTTGATCTCTTCTTGTAAATTCTTTATCGATATAATCATACCACTTTTCTTTAAATTCAGTGTCATAATCTTCCCAGTCAAACCTTGATTTAATTCTACTTAGTTCTTTTGGGTAATCTGCTTTTTCCCATCTTTGTTCCGCTTTTTCTTTGCTTCGTTTAAACGGTTCATTTGTTGCTGGTAAAGCAATCCTGAGATTTTGTATTTCAATGATTTGTCCAATTTGTCCAGTTTTACTTATTACTATAAAATCATAATCAGAGTTATAACCATACTCCCATTTTTTGAAACGATTTTGTTTCTTTAACATCTTAGGGTTAACAATATCTTTAACTTCCTTCCAAAGCGTTTGCTCGTAACTCATTTGCTTCTCCCTTCAGCAAAACCTTTAAAAGTTTTTTGATCTTTAACTTCTTTAGGTTTTTCATTTAAAATATCTTCCTCTATTTGTATACGAGTTAATATTTCAAAAGCATCGAATATTGCTAATTTTTTTGTTGCAGCAGCATTTTTTAATCTATCAGCGCTTACATCGTCGTCTGAGTCTACAATCTTTTCTTTTGCTACTTTAATTAATTCTTCAACTGCTTTTTGCCCAGCTTGGATTATTTTCTTTTTCGTTTCCTTTATATTCATGGGTTAAAGCTATATCATTTGATTTCATACAATAAAGTCGTTCACCATCTATAATAAACTCAAATTCAGAGTTTGGGGTAAACGTAATAAGTGTTCCAGGTGTTATTCCTAGCGCTTCTAAGGTGTTGTTAGTATATTTCACTACACCAACGTTAGGTTGTTCTTTTCTGTTCTCTAAAAAATGGTTGTTTAAAATTGGTTTTATAAAGCAATAATCTAAGTGCGGTTTTAAGTTATACATGTAAATTTGCTCAGGAGAACAAAAGCACATATCATCTTTGAAGTAGGTAGAGCTATTACGTTCTCTTCCTTTTTGATCATACCATCTTCTAAAAACATTATGATGTATATAAACTTCATCACCAACTTTTATTTCTGTAGTATAAGCAGCTGGAGTAGAAACTACAACTGCTTTTTTACTTACAAAAATATGGTTTTCTATACTAGAGTTAATAATTAATTCTTTATCATTAACTTTTTTAGTATTGTTATACCTATCTTCAAAAGGTTTAACAATAAAACTATATAGACTTTTCATTTAATATTTCAAGTCGTACTCTAAAGATACTGCCATATTACGATTAAACTTTTTCCAAGGAAGTATCTCATTATTTTTAGTTATAAAAACGTTGTAAGACTGATCTTCTTCTTTAAAAATTATATCGTTAATTATGTGACCACCATAAACTTCTTGACCAACAGAATAATGCATAGCTTCATTCTTATAGTCAGCGCCTATACTAATCTTCCTTATTATCTTCGACATCTTTTTCAATTACAGTATATTCGCCATCTTCAACATTAATGTTAATAGCTCCGTATTCTGCTTCTAAAACTTCTTTGTACTCTTCAATACTCTGATTAGCTACTCCAATCTCATGCAACAATCCGTGCTTTTGAGTTTCTAAAACCCCTACATTATTTATTAATTCACTTAATGCTTTTTGTTGCTCTTGAATTAACTTTAATTCTTCTTCTTTAATTTTCATTTGATTTGATTTAATTGTTTATTTATCTGTTACTTATATATTTACTTGTATAAGTAATTTTTTACTCTTCTGGCATAGGCTCTGACCAATCTGATGTAGCCATTAAAGCTAAAGCTTCTTCATGAGTAAGTGTACTAACAGGAGTTAAAGATCCATCTGTGATAAAACTAGGTTCTACTTGAAAAGATAATAACCCTTGAGTATTTGCTAAGTTTCTACGCATTGTTTGTGCAGTATTTTCGTTTACTTGGCTAAACAATACAATGTTTGTGTCGGTTAAATTTATTACTATATATGTTGTCATTTTTATTTGTTTATTAAGTCGTGTATACTGTGCCAGTATTTACAAAATTCCAATTTGCATTAGCTATCACGACTGTTAATATATTCCAAGTACCATTTTCTGGTCCTTCTTGTAAAGTCGCGCCACCTGTATCGGTATCTATTGTAGCGCCAGATTTTTTAAATTCCCATACTGATCCACTCCACTCAAAAGTAAAATCAGGAACTGTTACTCCAACTAATTTAGTAGGGTAGCTAGAAGTAGCTGTATCTAAAAAATCAGCAGTATATAGTTGGATAGCATCTTCGTATTCTTCTTCGATTTCTACAATTTCTACATCTGATGTTAAATAACTTAAAGCTCTACTTATTGTTGTGAAGTGTTGAACTCCTCCCGAAGAAGTTGGAGCAGATCTATTAACTTTAATCTTAGCGGGATTATTTTGAGCAGTAGCGTTAACTCCACTAGGAAAGTTAGGAGCAGCGCCACCACTTGCGGAATTATCATCCTTAACACTATTAGCAAATATAGCCCAATTATCACTAAAATTATCGTCTGAAATAGAGTTGTTACTAATAAAAAACTGTGCCATATTTGATAGGTTAGCGTTTAATTCCCAGTTATCAAGAGTATTATTAAAGGCAATACACGAAGTTAACATTCCAAACATATTAGTTACTTTACTAACATCCCAAGCTGTATAAGTAACACCATTTACAGTTACTTGTTTAGTACTTATATCTTGATTAAAAGCAAAAGCACCCGAAAACATTGTAGACATATTAGTTACTTTGCTAGTGTTCCAATTTGATATATCTTGATTAAACGCTCTAGCTTGGTAAAAAGCGGTGGCAAAATTAGTTACATTTTGAGTATCCCAAGCTACATAAGCAGATCCAGTTGGTGAATTTGCAGCAGATATATATTTCGTGCTAATATCTCTATTAAAAACCGAGCATTGCGAAAACATTTGGTTAATTGATGTAGATCTTGTTGTAAACCAGTTTGTGATATCACCATTAAAAACAGTATTAGTAGTAAAGGTTAAACTTGTTAAGTTTACTATACCAGCTTCTGATTGACCTGGTCTTGTACTGCTAGTATCCCAATTGTTTAAATCTTGATTAAATGCTCTTGCCTTGTAAAACAGTCTATTAGCGTTGTTAACCGTACTTATATCCCAGCTATTAATCGTTGAAGGGTTTGCATTAACAGTGTGATCAAGAAGTTTGTCAAAAGAAGTTCCTTCAAATTTAAGATTATCACTTGCTGTAACTAATATGTTTATACCCGGCGATTCACTGTACAAATTGAAACTCGTAAAATTTGCTTGACCAAATTGTTTTAAATCAAAAAGCTGAAATTTACTACCCCCATTATCCACCCTGAAAAAAACAACTTGCCCTACGTCAGTTGATTTACCTATTTGAATAACTGGACGTGGATATGTGTCAGTATCGTAAGTGTGGCTTAGTCTACCAACATTTGGTGAACTTAAAAAGAAAGTGGAGTTAGTTATTGTTTCAACGTTTCCATCACCCCAGTCTACAGTAAATGGATATGTTACGCTAGTTTGCATTCTTGGAGTAATAAAATCATAACTACTAGTCTCACCTGTTAAATCTAATTCAAAAATAAGTGGATATGGATCACTAGCTTGAGAATCATCTCTATTTGATATTGCCATATTCTCGCTTAATGCATTATTAAATGAATAAGGAGCTTGTTTTTCTAAAACTAGTGTTGAAGTTCCAGTTGCGTTGGTGCTATATCCAGGTCCGTTAACTAAATCATCTTCTGTCATATTAGCTTCACTTACAGCAGCATAATTAGTTTTTGTATTGCTTATAGCAGTCCATATTCCAGTAGAAGAATTAAATCCTGTCATTACACCTAACTCCCACCAAGCTAAAGGATTTAATGAAGATATATCACCTGGAATACCGTTGTTATACATAGTGGATATTTGAGATGAGCTTAAATTCGTATTCCAAATAGCCACGTTTGATAACTGTCCATCAAAAAAACCAGTACTATCACCTCTTGCTCCTATTTGTAAATTGTTAACGGCGTTGTATTGAGAGCTAGTAGAAGTTGGTGTTGTGTCCACTGATTGACCATCAAAATAAAGTTCTAAAGAAGTTGACGGATTAAAAACACCAACAATGTGATGCCAGTTAGTATCTGGAGTGTGTGAGTAACCTGCAGATATAAGAGAACTTGCAGTTGGTGCTATATAAAAAGTAATAGTGCCACTGCTAGTCATTCCAAGAAGAAAACCTCTGCTACCATTATTGCCTAATTTTCCAACACCTCCAGCTGTTGCGCTTCCTCCTTGTCCTTTAAACCAATAACTGACTGTTATAGCTCCAGTAATTTGTAAACTACTATCATTACTACAATTAAAAAGTTGATCTGTTCCGTTTAAATCTATTGCCCAAGGACTGTATCCAGAAGTGTATTGTAAGTTGCTTTGAACTAAGTTAGCTGAAGTCATATTAAAACTTGTTCCATCGTTGCTACCAGCATAATCTTTTATTGTCCAGTCATTACCGTCAAAAGTATCTTGAGCGTTTAGCTTCCACCAAGAAACAGGATTTAATGAAGATATATCTACTGGACTTCCGTTATTATAAATAGTAGTTACTTGTGCAGGTGTTAAACCACTATTCCAAAAAGCTACATTTGACAACCTACCATTAATAAATGATGAACCTTGGTCTGCTCTTTTTCCTATTTGAAAATTATTATTCCAGCCAGATATAGTAAAAGGTTGAGTAGGAGTCCAGTTATTTCTTTCTATACCGTTTATATATATTTTTGCGTTAGTACCATCAAAAGCGCCTATAATATGAAACCATTCGCCCGTATTAACATAATTTGAGAGAGTTATTCTACTGTTATTCCAAGAATCATTTGAACCATCACCTAGCTGAAAAATTAAATCTCCAGCAGAAAAATTTAATCCTGTTCCAAAATTAGAACTACCTTTATTTCCTATAATATCACCACTAAAATTGACAAGATTAGCCCATACTGAATAAGTTATTTCTTGACCTCTTGCCATTGTAGAACCATTTGCAAAATTTATATAATCACCATCACTAGGGTTAAAATCAAATACATAATCTTGTAAACTATTATTTAGTATACGCCAATCTGTTGAGTCTACAGTTTGTTGTACATCTTTATCTCCTAATGGATAAAAAACCACAGGATTTGGGGTAAGCGCCATTGGATTACCTATTTGAAAATAACCAGCTGAGCTGTTGCCATAAAGAGTAGAAACTTGACTTTCCGAAAGTGCATAATCAAAAACGCAAACTTGGTCAAGTTCTCCATTGAGAATATTACTGTTTGCTGGACTATATTTTCCTATTGTATTAAATTTTAGTGCAGCAGGGGCTGTTATTGTTGTGGTGACTGGGTTAGATCCATCTTTGTAAGTAGTTATTGTAGTACCATCAAATACTATAACAACGTGATTCCACACATTCTCAGTTAACGTAACATTTAAGATAATTGAAGCTGATCCATTGTACCAATATAAAACACCAGGTGTATAAGTTCCCCCACCTGTACCTCCCTCACTCATTGCTAGACCTCCATCTGTTTGTAAACTTCCAGAAAAGAAATATCCATAATTATTTCCACCATAAGTATTTGGATTTGACCAAAATGAAAAAGAAGCTTGTCCAGATTTTAAGAAATCTGTTTCTGGAAACTCTATAAAATCAGTGCTTGCGTTACTAAACTTCATAGAATAGTTAGAAATCTTACCTTGATTAGATTCGTCTACATTCCAGCTATTTGGAATACGCCATTGTTTGTCTACAAATTCTGTTGCCATATATATTTTTTAATCTCCCATTCTGTTCCAGTAAACTAAGTTACCACCTAATCCATCATACTTAGATAAATCAACTGTTTCGTTTGTGACGCCTAATCTTCCGTTATAAATATCTAATATTTGAGCATCTGTTAGTGTTGTATTCCATACAGCCATTTCATCTATTTTACCTAATAGGTTGAAAGTGTTATTAGGATAGCCTGATATTCTAGTTAATGCTGTTGGATACCTTGAAGTGGCTGCAGTAGAGTTCATTTTTTGACCATTTATATAGAAATCCAAACCAGTGCTAGATTGAGCTATAGCCAAGTGATACCATTCGTTAGCGTTAAAATCTACAGATGTTGTCATACTGGTAATTCCTGCAGCATCTCTTACATACATCTGAATTTTACCAGCTGCCGTTTCGTCTATATATGGGAAATATTGACCTTGTTTAGAAAATAAAACTGTTAATGTTCTATTTCCGCCAGTTGGACCTCCAATATCAGGAGAATTAAACCACATAGTTAAGGTACTATTAGGGCTTGGGATATCAAAAGGATCCATTGTTAAATTATCATTAATTCCATCAAAATTAAACGAAAAGTTGTTAGCTATTAACGGTATTGTAGCTGTAAAATTAACTTCGTTATAACAACCATCAGTTAGTGTATATCTTATAACTCCATTTCCACTAGTGGCTGCTGTAATAGTAGGACTAGCTGGTGTTGAATTATCTATAGTAGCTACACTAGATGGTGTTACCGTCCAAGTACCATCCGTTGCAACACCTGAAGCAAAAGTAATATTCTGTGTAGTTCCGGTAGGTGAAACATAGTTTGGTATAGAGAAATACGGAGCTTCTGAAGCTAAAGTCCCAAACGTCCATCCATTTGAAATTAATGTGCTATAGTCGTTACTTACTAAAGCTTGAGGCCCTGAATATTTACAATTATCTAAAACAATATCTGCATCTGCGCCTGGTGTGTCTAAAGTATTTTCTAATGCTCTTAACAAATTATTTGTTTGGCAAGGGTTTAATGCGTTCCAAAGAGTAGTACTAGTTCCAGTCGATCCAGGACCTTTTACTTTATAAAACATATTTCCGAATGTGGAACCACTTGCTAAATCTGCTCCCGCAAAACTCATATTAGTAGGTAGGTTTATATCTGTTGTTGCTGGATCAGTATCTTGGGATCCTTTAACTAAAGAAAATGAAGACAAAAAATCGTCACATTGAGAAAAGTCTACATTGTTGCTAAAAGAAATTTTTCTTACTATAGCATTACTGAAAGCATTATCCATAGCATTGGCTCCTGATATAGTCATTGTTCCAGGGAAATTTAAATGAGAATCTGTATTAGAAAAAACTATATTGTTGAAAGCGTAGTATAAACTTATGTTAGATCCAAAAGTAACTGAACTAAAATCTAAATTAGTAGAGAATCTAGCGGCTCTAAAAGTATTTACAAGAGTAGTTTGAGCTGATAAATCTAGCTCTGCTAAGTTTGGAGCTGCACCATAAGAACTAGTAAGAAGACTTCCTACATCTCTAAAAGAACTTCCAAATCCATTTAAAGACAAGTCAAGGCTGTTCATAAAAGCATCGCTTAAGTTATCTAATGGATCAATAGCTAAGTTTCTTTGGTAGAACATAAATATTGCAATTGAAGTTATTAAAGGAGAAGCAATTAATGTACTCAGTCCTATTATATTTTTTAATCCAAGTGTGGAATGAGTGGTGGAGTTTGCAAATGCATAAGCAAATGTAGTAATAGTAGAAGTATTTAAGTTAGATATGTTTAATGTATATTTGTATATATCAATTCCATTAGCAGCAGGCAAATTAGGCCCACCATTTATTTCATAAAACATAGCACTTGCGCTAGTGGAAGCATTAAAATCTGTCCACCCAGAAACATCTAATACAGGATCTTCACCTGTTATGACCGATGATCTAAATAAATTTGCGATACTGGTTAATGTACTTAGTCCGTTAAGACCAGTTCCAAAAACCCAATTAGTAAAATTACTTAAAGGGTTTATTCTTGAATTCATAAACATTTTCTCCATCACTGATAAGCTTCCTCCAGTAAAGTTTAACTCTTTTAAATGAAAAATACAACCATCAGTTACAGAAGTACCTACTCCTGAAAAAGCTTCTCCCCAAGACCCTGTTCTAGGGGTTAATTTAGGTAAGTATAGATTCTCTATTAAGACACAGCCAAAAGCAAATCGATATAAAGTAGAGCCTAGAGAGATATCCCAATTTCTTGTGTCTATAGACGCTAAAGATGTACACTCTTGAAAACAAGATGTTAAATTTACCGAAGCAAGTCCTTTAAATTTTCCAGTGTCAAAAGAAGTTAAGTTAACGCAATCTTTAAATGCACTATTAAGACTATACCAATCATTATCGCCCCAAGAAGTTATTTTTTTAACCATAGCTTTACCTTGCTTGGTTGCTAAAACTGAAAAATTATTAACAGGTATACTAGTACCTGATTTATTTATTTTTATAACGTATGTACCTGTATTAGCGTAAGTATGACTAGGTGTAGTTGTGCTAAGTGTTTGGTCAGGCCCTTCACCCCAATTGATTTTAAAGTTAGGTGCTCCACTACTTCCATTTTTTGTTTCTAAATCTATAGTGTCACCTGCATTAGATACTAAAACCTCAAAAACAAACTCAGGCTTATCTACAACAGCACCAGGTCTAATAGGTGTTGAGTGATAGTAAATTGGCGTACCTATTCCAATTGCTCCCATATTTTAATATAGAGCTATAAATTCTCCAGCGTCGGTATTGGCTGGAACAATTCTTTTTATTAATATCGGTAAAAACGATCCTGAAGTTAAGTTTTTAAACACAACCGTGGATCCGTCTTTGCTGCCTTCCATAACAACTTCTACATTGGCCCCATTAGTATCTACATCTCCAACATATAAACAACAACCTCTTTCTTGAGTATTTGGTATATCTATATTTGTTACAGTAGCTGTAAAACCTGTTCCATCAACTGAATTTGTCGCTGCTTGAGATATAGCTTGTGATAAAGGGTATGTTGCTCCAGGGGTTGTGATGCTGTAATCTGTTATTACTCCTCCTGCACCATCTGCTATAGCAGTAGCTGCTAAAACAGTCAATACGGCCCTATCGCCTACAACACCGCCAGTTGGCGTTGTAAAAGTTATAGTATCTCCTACTAAGTATAAAGTTCCTCCACTAGTCATGTTTATACCGTGATTTGCGTCTGAATTATTTATAGCTCCTATTACTATTTCTTTAGCATCGTGAGCAAATACCCTTGGTTGAGCTTGAAAGTTTCCTTCTAAACCCCTTAATTGACTTGTTTGTATCATTTTATTTGTTTATTTTTGTAATTTTTTCAGCTCCTCGACTACCGAAGTACGCTACGTAAACTGTTATTAATAGTGTTTTTAAAAGTTCTACCCAAGCTGTATCTATACTAAATAATATACTATGGAAAGAATCTAATATCATTAATGTTGTTGAAGCTAGAGTTAAGTATATAAGAGTAAGTGGGCGAGTATTCTTAGAAAGCCATGAATCACTTTTCATATCGCTAGACCAACGTTTAGAAACGTTTTCCATCTCTGTGAGATCTTGTTCTATTAACTTCATTGCCGTTTCTTTGTCAACGGCCTTAATCTTATTATCACTTGATATAAGATTTTTTACAATAGCTAGACTACCTTTGTCAGGTAATAATTCTCCTATTTTCTTAAGTAAAGTAGGAGCTTTTGTTTTTAAAAAAGCCCCTATTTTAGTTTCATTAAATTTTTTAGCCATTATCTGCTATTTCTACCAGCAATTCTACTAACTACGTGCATATGCTTCTTTTTAGCTATATCTTCTTTGTGTATTTCTTTTTTAGCATCGTATATGAGCTCTCTTTCATGCATCATATCTTTATCGTAACTATTCATCCTAGAAGGTGATTTATACATAGTAGCCATAGACTGATCTTTCATTAATTGTTTACCTGCAGCACCTGGATTCTTAGCGGTATAACTACCACCGTCTTGATTTGTTTTCATCTTTGTTGCGGGTGATTTTAATATTTTTTCTTTTAATTCCTTTGGTAAATTCTTTTGTTTACCTACTAAAGGTTTTTTTGCTGGTGATTTTTTGTAAGGCATAATATTTGTTTTATTTTTTTTCTTTTTTATAGGCTTCTTGTTCCCAAGGAAAATTTTTACTTCCTTCTTTGATCCATTTACCTTTATATTTAATCTTATTGTTTTTTCTTGGATATTTAATGCCGTCCCAAGTGACGCTATTGTCAGTATAATCTAAACCTTTTCTACCATTTGACTTCTCAAAGTCTTTAAACTGCTTAACATGAACTTCTTCATGGCTAATTACTTCTTTCGCTTGTTTAGGATCTTTTATTTTATTGTTAATAACAATAGTTCCATTATTGTTAGCTCTACCTAAAACACCATCTTCTTCGTCAATATGGTAAACAGGAGTTATACTAGTTTCGTAAGGTGCTCTTATTTTAAAACCCATTACTTTCTTTTACAGCCAAAATTATTAGCATAATTAGCCATCTTAACAACGGCTGGTTTATATTTCTTAGTATTTTTCATTACTTTACTAGCTGCAGAACAAGTAGACTTGCCTGGCATATTTTTTTCTACCCAAGCAGTAAACTTACCCTCGTTTTTTTCTTTTATTTCTGGAAATTCTTTTTTTGTTGCAACAGATTTCTTTTCAGCTCTTGATGCATGAACAGCTTTTCTTTGTGCGTCGTTTTTATAACCCATTTTATTTGTTTTTATATGGAAAGTAATCGTTTAATATATTTTGTCTATTCTTACACCCACATCCACCGGGTATCATATCTGCCATTTTTTTTATTCCTGTAGCTTTAGTAAATCTAGCTATTGTATCTCCTAGTCCTTTATCTTTCATAATACTTAATTAAAATATTGAACAAAACCATCTTTTTCTAGCAGCTCTACCTCTTTCACCATCCCAACTTTTTGATCTACTACAAAATGCTTTTTGTCTTTTGTAAGCTTTTGTACCAACTTTCACATCACACTTAGTTACTGCTGTTTTAAGTTTACTGCCAGGATTAGCTTTTCTATAAGCTTTAACGCCTTTAGATGTCATACCAGCGCCTTCATCTGTACTTCTAAAATTACGACCTTTTCCTTTTGTAGTTTTTCTTATAGCCATTACTTTTTCTTTTTTGTTGACTCACCGCATTTTAAACTAGGATTAGCTACTTGCCTCCAATCTTGCTTAACCCAATTTTTTAAACTACCACCACTACTAGTTCCAGTAACATTGCTTTTGCTTGATCTTTTGTATTTACCAGCAGCACCAGCTTTTCTTTTAGCACTTATAACAGCTGATCTTTCAGATTTACTCATGCTTTTTATCTTAGCGTAAGGTAAGCAAACTTTTTTAGTGCCTCCGCCTTTGGCTTTTGTTTTTCTAACTTTTGTAAATGGTGATCTCATTTAGCACTTACCTTTACCTTGTTGTTTAGAAGCCCACATATTAGCATAAGCCGATGGGTATACGTCAAACTTTTTTTTAGCTGCAGCTTTACAAGATGCTGATAGTTTTCTTAATGCTGGTGATAAATCTTTATTTTTCATTATTTTTTACAGTTTTTAGATTTTTTGTGATCATAACCTTTTTTCTTTAATGAAAGATGTTTCTCCATAGTCTTAGCCATAACTTCTTTACAATCTTTATACATCATATGAGGTTTATATTCTTTTTCCATTATCTACGTTTTTTTGATTTTAATGCTAAAACTTGTTTGGCTAATTCATCTAATTTGCCATCAGTCTTTGTGCCATCTTTCACTAATGTAGAAAGCACTTTAATTTCTTCAGATAGTATATCGTTCATCTGTTCCATCATATCAACTCTTTCTTTTAGATCTTTTATGTTAGCATGATTCCATTTTTCTTTTAAATCATACTCTAGTCTCTTAACTTCCGTAGGTGGCATTCTCTTCGCTAAATCAATATCTTCTTGTAATGTATAGTACATACCAACTAAAGTTGTTGTTAACATGATTATACCTATTACTGTTTTTATATCAATTTTAAATTCTGTGTTTTCAGATATCTTCATACTCTTCTGTTGCATCAAATGACGGGCATGCTTTGTTAGCAAACTCGCTGTGTGAATAAATAACTGCCTCTGGGTACATTGCCTTAAGTGTTTTAAGCACATGTAAGAGACTATCTTTCTGTTCTTGTGTTCTTGTATCCTTAGGTGTTTTGCCGTCAGCCTCAACACCACCGCAATAGCAAATTCCTATTGAGTTACGATTGTGACCTTTGCAATGAGCTCCTATTTTATCAATATCACGACCTTTGTTTATTGTTCCGTCTAAATCAATATAAAAATGATAACCTATATTGTTCCAGCCTTTAGCTAGGTGCCAGTCTCTAATGGTATCTACAGAGACCTGCTGTCCTTCTCTAGTAGCAGAACAATGTACTATAATTTCATTTACATTTCTCATAAGTTATTTTTAGGTCTATATTCTCCAAATAATCTTTTAATTAAACCAGGATGGTCTTCTCTATAACTTTTTTTAGCAGATTTTATTGCGTCTTTATCATTTAAAATTCTACGCTTTTCTCTTCTTGCTCTTCTTTCTTCTTTACTCATTTCTTCTTATGTAATAATAACCACTTGTGTACAGTGTACCCTATGGTTAAAGTTAACAATAAAATCTCTAACATTGGCTCCACCCAGTTTAACGTAGCTAAAGCAAATGAAGATGCATTTAATAAATACAGCTTCACATCTTCCATATCCATTATTTATTTGCGTTGAGTACTGCGTTTCCTTTGTAAGGTATATTATCTATTCTTTTTAGCGTTGGTGTTATAGTTGAATTATTAGATCCCATAACTCTAGTACCTACTACAGGTATTTTACAAGGTATGTTGACACCTGCTGGCATTTGTTTTTCTCCGTAACTTGGCATAATTATTTATTTTTATTTATTCATGTTTTTATCAATAGCGTAAGTTCCAGCTCCTGTAATTGCGCCCTTTGCTAATTTTGTTAATACATTTTTAGCTCCATCACCACCTGTCGACGCGCCTACACTTAGCTTTGTTAATACATTTTTAGCTCTATCGCCACTTGTAACTGTTTTTGGTTGATTGTTAGTTCCTGAATTATCTTTAAAGCCTGTTCCAGGAGTTGCAAAGTTTTTATTAGTTTTAATATCATTAATAGGTTTAAAGGACCTGGAATATGCTCCAGCCTTATCGGTTTTAGATATGCCTTCAGCAGAACCTTCAGCAACCATACTTTTAGCTATTGCACTAAATTTCTTTTCGTCTTTATATTGAGCCATAGACATATTAGGTGATATAGTACCTGTAATAGCTCCTAGTTTTTTCATTGGTTTCATTTTTATTTCTCCTTTTTTAGTTAAAAAAGATTTGCTTTCTAAATCTCTTCCTTGACCGTATTTGTTTTCTAAAAGTTGATTTTGTGCTTTAGAAGCTCCTACAGTTTGATCTTGTAATATTTTTTGTTCTTTAGCTTTTTCTTTTTCTTTATCAGCATTAATTACTGCCACAGTACCTCCAATCAATGCGCCAGCAGCCATACCATAAGGACCTAACGCAGCGCCCATTTGAGCACCTTGAGCAGCTCCACCAAGTGCTTTAGTAGCTCCATAACCTTGTTTTAAAGGATCTTGTTCTCCAAATGTATTAGTTAGCATGCCAACACCTCCAGCAATAGCTCCAGCTCCACCAGTGTTAAAACCACCACCAGCAGCTCCAGCAGCTCCAGCAGCTGAAGATTGTTGCGCGGGATTTATATAACCACCACCAGTTCCACTAGTTGTCAAAAAATCTAAATTTTTCGCAGGTGATTCATCTTGTTTCATTTTATAGCCCATACTATCTGGTTTTATCTTTGTTAACGTATTCTATTGACTTAGTAATTACCTTGTAACTATATCTATTACTTTTTTCTAATTTTTTAGTAGGCATATCTTCTTCGCCTAACATTATACGGTACATGCGACTTATCAGCTGTTTGCACTTATATGAAACTTTGTATATGTGATATTTTTGAGTGGTGTGGTTTCTTTTACGCCACACTGTAATCCACCCTTGTTTCAATAATCTGTTCCAGCGCCTATTGTCCCAGCTGAATGAGTACGTACCTTTTATAAAATCATTTTTAGTAAACATATCTATAGCGTCAAGATATATTAATAACTCTAGTTCTGCATCGTTTAAGTCATTAGTTTTACAAGCCCATTTTCTAATTATTCTATAATGCTTAAGTAAACCTAGTTCTTTTAAATCACTAGATATTAATTTTCTCATAATATAATAACTACATCAAACTCTTTAATAACTTTATATTCTTCTTTATTTATTTCTATTTTAAATCCAGATGATTTATCGTAATAAATTTCATCACCTTTTTTTAAAACAGATACATCAGAGCCAGGTTCTATAACCTTAGCTCTTCTATATCTAATATCTTCTCTTTGCTTCTCAGCTAAGATTAATCCACCTTTTGTAGTTACATCAGTTTCCTTGACTGGATCTATAACTATAAATTTACCTACTGCTTTCATGCTCTAATGTTGTTAATAACACAATCAGTAGATAATATTGTTGTGGCTACTGAGGCTGCGTTCATTAGTGCACTTTTAGTAACTAGCAAAGGATCTATAATTCCGGCTTTTACCATATCAACCGTATTTCCTGTAACCACATCTAATCCCGTGCCTTCTACTTCTGGTGTTTTATAATCTTCAACGCCAGCATTTTTAAGTATCAATTTATAAGGCTCCTTAATAGCACAGTAAAGTACTTCTTCGCCTATTGACATTGGTTCTAATTGCTGTGCAGCGTTTAATAAAGCTATACCACCTCCTGGCACTATACCTTCTTTGATCGCAGCTTTTGTAGCACAAATAGCATCTTCTACTCTATCTCTTTTTTCTTTTAATTCCATTTCAGAATTAGCCCCAACTTTAACTGTAGCAACTTTAGCTTTTAGTTTAGCTAATCGTTTCTCTAGCCTAATTACTATATTAGGGTTTTTAGTTTCTTTAATTTGATCTTCTAATAACTTAATAATATCTTTAACGTCTTCGTTACTAGATAAATCAACTTGCATAATAGTTTCTTCATGATTAGTAACAGATCTTAGACAAGTTCCTAAGTGCTCTGGATCTATAATATCCATATCATCACCTAGATCTTCATTAATTAGTTTAGCACCAGTAACCGCGCATAAATCACTTAGAGTATCCTTTTTACTAATACCATAAACCGGTGCATCTATAATGTTAACCTTTATGTTTCCTTTTACTTTGTTCATTGAAAGTGCTGAAACTACTTGAGGGTCAACATCCGCTATTATAAGCAAACTTTTACCTGTCTTTATTACATGTTCAAGAACTGACTGAATCTTCCGCACGTTGGGTATTACTGATTCTACGATTAGAACCAACGGATTTTCAAGTTCAGCCGTGCCCTTTTCCTTATTGGTAATGAAGTGGTTGTTTTTCAAGGGCTGATCATACTGCACGCCTTCTATTAACTCAACTACTGTTTCAGGCTGTTCGTTTGTTTCCATCATAACAATACCTGTTTCGTCTACTAATCTAAACGCTTCACCTATAACCTTCCCAAGCTCTTTGTCATTGTTGGCTGATATTGTAGCCACTTGGTCAATCTTTTTACCTTTTACTTTCTTTGATGCTTTTTCTAAATAAGCTAATACTTTCTTAACGCCTGAGTCAATACCTTCTTTTAATTCTCTTGAAGTATCTAATTCACTGTGTTTATAAGCCTCGTCTAAAATAGCTTTTGCTAGTACTGTAGCAGTCGTAGTACCGTCACCTGCGTCTGATACTGTTCTTTGTGCTGCTTGTTTTATTAACGTAGCTCCAATATTTTCTAAAGAATCTTGTAATGTAACTGCGTTAGCTACTGTTACTCCATCTTTTGTTATCTGTGGCATACCATTTGCGTCTTCTAATATAACACATTTACCACTTGCTCCTAAAGTTGATCCTACTGCATTAGTAAGTTTTTCAACTCCAGTTAATATCTGACTTCTGGCACCATCACCAAAAGCCAGATTTTTAACTAACTTTATTTCTTGCATTTAATTTAATTTGATATAATTGATTTTGAATATTACTCGAAGGTTTTAATTACTTTCGGTCCATTGGTAAACTCTAGCTTTTTAGCATAATGTTCAATAGAACTATCTATTGCTTGCTCTGCTCCACCTATAGTTTCTCTTCTGGTAACATCAGTCCATATCTCGGGATCATCGATGTCTCTATATTCGGTTTGTAAGAATCCATTTGGCAATTGAACTATTCTCCAGTTTTTCTTCTGTGAAATATGTTTCCATGCTTTTATGGTGTCTTCTGTTGGTTGTGGTGCACTAGACCACGTATTGGTGCGGGTATATAAAAACGTCATTGTATTTGGTTTTAAGTTAAACGTTGGTTATTTATATTATCACTTGATAATTCGGTTATTTAATATTTTAGTAAAATTAATATATAAGTAAAAAAGGTCTAGATGTTGTTGGGTTGGCTCCACTGAGAGTAGTTAAAAGCCCAGTTATTGTGCTCGGAAATTGTGAAGCTGTAATTGATGTACTATCAAACAGTGCTAGTTTTTCATTATTTACAGGGTTCGCGTTAGTTAGAGCTATTTCTCCACTTGCGGTAATAGGTATAACACCTAAAGGGCTTATATTTGAATCAAATGATAAGCACACTAATATATCATCGCCGGCTGATATTGCTGTAGCTGAATCTTCTACTGCTAAAGTTGAACCAGATATTTTAGCAGCGCTTAATAGCCCTGCTATTTGACCTGTGCTTTGTAGAGAACCGCCATTATCAAGATCACCTTTATATATAGCTACTGCTACTTTATTCTCTTCTGTTTGAGCAAGAAGATTATAAAATTTGAAATTTGCTGGTGCGCAATTAGAAGGCGCTATCATTTGAAAAACATAAGTTCCTGTTGCAGTTATATATCCATTTGCAGTTGTAAAAGGAAGTGTTTCAAAACCACTTGTACCACTACCACTTCCACCTGAACTATTTATTTCTATATTATTACCAGAAGCGTTTAAAGTAACATTAGTTCCACCTGTTATAGTAACAGCGCCTGTTAAAGAATTAAATGAATCTACTACATCTATAGTGTCTTTTAAAGAAGTTATAGTAGCACTTTTAGTAAGCTTTTTAGCCGACATATCTGATATTAAGATTAAATCTTCTAGTGCAGGCGTAGATTTTAAAGGATATGTATATATTATTGCCATATTATTTTTTTAAACTTTTTATTTCAGCTTTTAATGAATCTACTTCATTTTTTAATTCTTTTATTGCAGAAACTATATCTGTAATAAATTCCCCTTGACTCAATGTTTGCATTATGTCTTCACCATTTTTATCAACACCGTCTTTAATACCTTGCACAGCTGAAGGTATATAATCTTCTACTTCATGAGCTATAAATCCTCTTACTGTTTCATCTGGATGAGATTTCATTTGATAAGTTACAGGTCTTAAGTTAGATATATTATGTAAACCTTTTTTATAATCTTTAACATTTTGTTTTAATCTATAATCAGAACCAATTCCAAAATTTACAGTGTTTGAGCTTGTGGCAAGAATACGGCCATTCACATTGGATGTAGAGAAAGCACTAGTTGCGCTAGAGAAAAAAGATATAAAAGTAGCGTTTGATAGAGATGGTTCGTTGGCAAAAGTGTTTGCTTGATATAGAGACAATACTGTTGTGTCAATATATGATTCCGAAGCTACGCCAGTCCATATTTTAAAAGCTCCTGCACTAGCGTCATTCCATTCATGAGTAGTATAAGCACCATCTACTACCATATACTTTGGACTACTAGATGAATTTACATTATCTTGCCTTAGTGCTGAATCTCCTAAAGTTTGTGATGGATTTGCGTTTTGAGTATATAACGGTAAAGTTAAATATGTACCACTTACTGATCCACTTGGTGTAGCCCAAGAATTATCTCCTCTTAAAAAAGTTGTAGTACCTGCTGTTCCTGAAGCACTTAAATCAGCTGTAACGGTAACAGCACCTGTAGCAGCTGCAGTAGGAGTAAGATCAATAAAAGTACCATTTGTAGTAACAACTGAATCAACACCGCCGCCTGAAAAAGTAAATGTATTACCACTTTGACTAACACCTGTGCCATTGAAAATTATTTCAGGACCACTTGCTTTACTGCTGCCGGTTATGCCTACTATTCCACTAGTGCTAATCGTAGCCCAAGTTGCGTCACCTCTTAAAAACTTTAATTGATCACCAGCAACAGAAGAAGGTACTAAACCTGGTAATCCTCCAGCTCCAGCATTAGCAGCTGTCATTACGTCAATATTTACATAACCTTGATATAACGGTGCTGTTGTAGTTAATTGTAATGGATAATTTCTAGCAGATTGACTTTTTGTAAAACCTATTAATACACCTCCTAAATTAGTTGTAGTGGCTTCTGGTAGTAAATAATTACTTGCAACCCAAGGTACATTTACATAAGCTTGTTCACTGGATAATTCTACTGGGTAATTTCTTCCTGCTTGAGGAAAACCAATTTTTATACCACCTCTAACATTGGCACTTGCAAGCGGTAGTTGATAACTGCTTTTTGCAAGAATTTGAGAAACAGTTGTTTTATAAACTTGAGTAGGGTTTGCACTTTGATCGCTGAATAAAATAAAATCTTGATTTTCTGGAACTTGCTGTGTAGTAGCAGCATCAATAAAGTTAAGTATATTAGGCTCGCCACCTGATGACACATATCTTAAAGAAACACTACCTGTAGTTGTTATTCCAGCAATAGGTGTAGTTACAAGTCCTATTCCAGAATCAACTTCAGTAACAGTACCTCCGCCATTAAAATCTATCCAATCAACGCCATTACCAGCGCCCGTGCTTGATAAAACCTGACCAGCTATTCCAGTTGTATCATTTTTATCGTATAAATCTCCTTGTATTTTAATGTTTCCACTAGAAGCATTGGTTTGTACAGTGAATGTTAGTCCAGTTACAGCATTTCCGTTCCCATCTATAAAAGGTGTCTTAGGGGTTATTGCTTCTCCATCAACATATCTACCGTTACCTATTTGCTTAACATACATTGTGCCTAGCTGAGCGTCATTTACATAAGCTTGAAGTCCAGCCCCAGTAGTACTAATCATTTCTATTTGCTGAGGCGTAGCTAAAGTAGCAGACGGTGTGCCTGTAGTTGTAATAGTTAAAGGTAAATTTCTTTCAAATACTGTTGTTCCATCTCCTTGTATTCTAACTGCCTCTTTAGCGTCTCCGGATGATCCTGCTACTGCGGTTGAAATACCAAATGATATCTCTCCTTGAGGTATTGCTCCATTACTTGCTCCAGTGTCAGAATGTATGTAAGCTTCTACCCTATCATTGCCAGTATCTGATTCGTTTGAGAAGAATTGAATCTCTGAAAGTTTTTGATATGGTATCCAATCACCTTGCCAATTGATTTGAGTCCTTATTTTAGGCACAAATAGCCTTGAATCGTCACCAGGGCCTGCGTTTACAGTGAAAATAGTTCCATATCCAGTAGATAAACCACCTATTATTCTTGTATCAGGTACTAAACTACCTAATTCAACTAAATTTATATTTCCAACTAAACCCGCATCATATTGTGAGCCTCCAAAAGTTAAACCACCATTAGCAGAGCTTGGACCTACTTGATTAATGTTTCTTATATAAGCATTTAATCTATTACTATCAGTATTGTAGAACTCTAAAGCACCTACAATATCTCCACTTGCCCAAGCTGTACTATCAGAAGTGTTTTGTATTCTAAGTATTGGAGTTTTTAATGAAGGATCTGCGTTATCACCTGATTTTATAGTAAATATAGAACCATCAACTGATTGAGAAGCCATTGAATCTTCTATTCCAGTTCCAGCACTGTTCCATTTTGGTACAGTATTAAACGTACCAGTCCCTCCAACGTTCCCAGCGCCAGCAGATATTGTTACATTTCCAGTTCCACCTGCTCCAGTGGAAGAAATTGTTATACCAGAGCCTTGTATTATCGATGTAACACCTGCTGAAGATCCGCCAGGTAATTGAGAAACTCTAATTTGTTTAGTTATATTCTCATTTTCAGAATCAGATATTATTATTAAATCATCGCCTGAAGCTGGAGTTACTTTTATTGGATACGTGTATATTATAGCCATTTATTTTCTTTTATTTTAATTACCACAACCCCCAGCTAACATTTTAGCTTGAGTACACACATTTCCAGCACCTCTGCCTTTACTAGCTTTTGCTATTTCCTTACTCTCTTGGCCTTTACCTTCTAGTTTATTTACTTTTCCTTTTGTATTATATCTAGTCTTTGATTTTTTGTTTTTAGCTATAAACTTACTAACCTTAGATTGAGGCTTTGTGTTTTTGCTGTGGGCTTTTGATTCTTTCTTTTTATTTTTTTGTTCAGCTCTAACTTCTTTTCTAGTTTGGTCACGATCTACTCCTTGTCTAAAGCTACTTGTTGGATCATCCGGTGGGTCAACTCTAAGTATTGCGGATTTATAAGGTTGTTTATATGCCATAATCT